CCCAGAGATATTTTCAGACTGGGCTATAAGTAACCGTAGGGCTGCAGAATTCCAATACTGTACAGCTTTCAAGGTCAATGTAGCAGGTGTGTTACGGTTAATACGCAAACAAACAGGACTAGACAGTGGTGACAGAGACACGTATATTATCAATGAACAAGGCCAAACAGCTTATGTCCATGTTGCCCGCTATGAAGTGGCCATCTGTCTGGGATACCACATACCAGAATTTGTGGTTGAGGTCAAGAAGGGTGACGATTTCCTAGCTGTTGGTCGTTTGCTGGACACTGTGTTATTACTAGCCGCATGTATAGCAAATGGTGGTGATTTGCGGGCGAGCGGTCAATATTACAGTGGACACCAAGGTGAATTCCTGCGGGTAACACACTGTGAAGATGGGTTGTATGGGTTGATGTGTCGTGCTATGGGCTCACTCAACATGAAAGACTTCACTGGCCGTAAGAACCTTGGTGTCAGGGGTGGTGCGCAAGACGTTACTACACTATTGACAAAGTCTGTCAGGAGGGGTCGTGTTCTGGAAAGTGCCTGTAGTTACTTCACAGCGTGGGCAGAGCATGGTTTATTTCTGCGTTGCACTGATACCCCCGCCAATTCACTGAAACAGGGTGTCGCTGCCATGTACTATGGTGAACGGGCTTTGGGGGGGCTTGAATTGGGCATTGGGCCGGTCACTCCTTTCCGTCTAGCCAGTCCAATCCCAAGGCTAGGTGATGTCGCTTCTAGCACAACTGTTGGGGCCCAGGTCACTCGGGGTAAGGCCACACGGGACCTATTGATGGGTTGCTACCCCGCTATCGAGTCCAGTATGGGGGTTGAGCGTGCGCCAATGGTCTTTAGTATGATAACAGAACAGCGTCTGCGAGCTGTGTTTGAACACACAAGGAGTGGGGCTACCGTCGACAAGGACATAAGTGAAGAAGCGCGCCGTTTGTCGTCAATTGGGAAAATGTGCCGTTCTAAGGGTATGGGACAGCAACAGGACCTGAGTTGGCTCAAAATGAATCCTAATGGATTCGCCACGGGCAATGCCTCCATACGTCGGGTCGTATTTGCGGTCTCAGGTAGTGGGAAGACTCATTACTGTAAGCGCCGGCAGTTACCCAACCACAAATGGTTTGTAAAAGACCAAGCTGGTGTTTTCACGCATCTGAATGGTATCATTGATGGTGACTGGCTGGTGTCTATAGGCATTGGTTGGCCTCCAGACGTTGATGGTCAGCCTT